GCCCTTCGTTTCGGGCCTCGGGCTCCGGGAACATCAATCGACGCTATTTCTGCGGAGATTTCCTTCTCTAATCTACGCAAGATCGCGTCGATCTCGCGTTGATGACCGCCGAGGAATCGCCGTTGGGCGATGTCGTGCTCGATCAGGCGATCGCGGGTAAGCTCGGCGGCTGTTGTTGGCATGTGGAGATCACCACGCCATTGAGGTTCATGGATTCAAGGCGCCGTCTGGCGACAACGGCTGCCTCGGGGCCGGAGGCCGCAGAGACGGCCCATTGCTTCATCGAGTACAGCGTATCGGGGTCGACCCGCGCCGCTCCGTCTTTCGGAGGGCGACGCGGGAACCTGACTTCGACGAGGAAGTGCTTCAAAAGAAGAAGAACAGGGCGCCGCGCTCAACGATCACGCCGGCCAGGGCAGCGACACCCGCGGCAGTGATCGGCTTTGCGTCCACGACGTTTCGGATCTGGTTCCGTACGAATTCCATCAGCGTGACCTCAGGTTGGGGGTTGCTCGGGGTGCGCGTTGGCGGACTCGGGTTACCGTGGTTGCCGTGTTCCCGCGGTGGAACGTCGAAGCGGCCCGGGAGCGCGACATCCGCGAAAGCTGGAATTGTCGATTGCTCACGGGCCGACCGATCTGAGCCCGCCGAGTAGACGGGTTGCCGTTGATCGTTCCGACGAACTTGGTGCGGGGGATGGGCATCCTTAGCTCTTCATGTTCCCCGAGCGGTTGTTCGGCGTGCCGGACATCTGGCGATTGCTGGAACCGCCGGCCGTGCCGGAACGCTGGGCGTTGCCGTGGCCGCGGGTCGGATCCTGAGAAGCAATGCTGCCGCCCGCGTTCAGCGGCTTCTTGTCGACGCCCACTACATCTCGTGCTTTGTTGGTCATGATCGTGCCTCAGTTCGGTATCGGTGCCCGAGGATGCCATCCGCGTCCCAGTAACGCAAGCGTGACAAGCCCTGAAAACGTTACGGATGCGTAAGCGTTACATGGAAATTTCGGAGTAGTTGACTTTGCGTTTACGACAGAAATACAATTGACTTCCTTAGTAACCAGAAAGGTAAAGAGATATGAAGACTCTTCAAGAAGCAAGAGACCTACTCGATTCGTTTATTGACGAAGGTCTTTCGGAACACGTGCTCGTTAGCCTCTCATGGGTTGACCCGCCCAAGGCAAATGCCGGGGAGAAGCCGCCTTCTCCCAGGAAACCTAGCGGGGAATTTAAACAGAGCCCTAGCGGAAGGTACGACTACTCAAGAAGCTACAAGAATATTCCGAGATCCCTTGTGGTGTGCCATCGGAGCCCTGAGAAACCGGGTAGAATTTCTAGGGTGTGGGAGAGGTTTCACCATAGAGCAAGCAAAAACGGCGGGAGAATCAAAAAGAGCGATGCGATTGCGATTCTTAGGTCAGCGGGATACCAAAAACCCGAAGGTGAACTCGGTAGGTTTTTCCATGACTACAAAATACTTCTTCCTCCCTCTGAAGAAGTAACCTAGCCGTAAACGAAGGATAGCACGCCGGTTCAGTCTCCACCCGAAACGTCTAGGTAGACGCGACAGGATCGCGTCAAAGTGAACTATCGGCGTGCGATCCGGGAACGGTGCGGAGCGAAGAAAACGGTCGGCTCCGGCGAGCCCTTGCGAATCCGGAACATGATTCGGCCGTCGGGGAGATTCTCGCAAAGCTCGATGGCCGAGTTGTTCAGCTTCACCAGCGCTTCGAAGAAGGGGCGCGTCGGCACGTGGCCCTTGGGACCGAGGATCCCACACAGGACGCCGCCGGGCTTGGCGAGACGGTAGGCGTTCTTCCAGAACATGTCCTGTCCGTCGATCGCCTCGGAGGACTGAAACACCGATACCGTGTCGTGCTGCCCTCGGCCATGCCACGCCAGCGGGGTGACGAGAAGCTCGGGCTCGACCGCCTCGTAGATCCCGCCGTTCTCAAGGCACCAGCGGCGCCGGGCCTCGTTGTACGGGCCGATGTCGACCATGTCGAGGCAGTCGTCGGGGGTGAGAACAAAGTTCATTTGCTGCTCGGGTAGAAGGCTGGAATCGGTCGGCCGTGGTTGCATTCAATCCTCGCCCATCGCATGAGTTCATTGCGCCAGTCAGGAAACAGGACGCGAGTGTTGTCCCGGGTCTCATATCCGCGCCAAGCATCTTTGATTACCTGATACCTGTCGTGTATACAAGTTCTCTCAGCTTCGGGGATGCTCGAACACGAAAAACTAGAAACCGCCAGACACAATAGACTAGCTGTCGTCGTCCTCTTCATCGCTGCCGTCGCTATTGTCGAGCATCCGGATGGCTTCGGCTTGGCGCTCCATGTCGGCTTCTTCCTCCCCTTCGAGCCTCTCGGCCTCTGCTTCAGGGTCGAAGTCTTCCGACAGGGCGTTGTGACGGACAAGCTCTTTCCATAGCGTGTCGCGGGAGATGTTGCCGGAGGTCTTGAGCGCGATCAATTGGGCGATGTCCTGCGCCTCAACCTGCCCGGCCTTGAAGTCCTTGTTCATATCGATGCCGCCGGCCGGATCGGTCTGGGTACCAACGCCGAAAGCAAACGCGAGATGTTGAAAGACCCCGGTCCATGCGTTCTCGCGGTAGAAATGAGCGTCATCTCCGTGTCGGCCTCGGCCTTGTCGATAGCCCGGCCGGTGGCCGTCTGGTTCGCCCCGGTCTTGCGATTCAGGATGATCTCGGCGCCCATGCGGACGACGGCATCCTCGATGCGCTCAAGCTCCCGGTAGCCTACCTCTGCGGCAGCGCCCGTGTGCTCGACGTACTTCATCTCCGAGCCGGGCGGGCCTTGGATCAGGGAGTTCGGGCCGATCTCCAAGGTGATCGGGTTCTCTTCCTCGTCGAAACCGGATGCGAAAAGGAGCGGCATCCGGATCACGTGGTTGATGTTGTTCTGGTCCGACTTCGACTGCCAGTGTTCCACGTTCAGCGTGGCAAGGTCCATGAACAGCGGCTCGCCGACCATGTACTTGATCTTGGACGTGTACAGAGGAATGAGCGGGATAATCTCGAAATCGGTCGTGATCGTCTCGACGATCTGCCAGTCCTCTTTGCCCTCGCGGGTTTTCACGAGTTCCCAGATCGTGTGAACGAACGGCTCGACGACCCGGATCTGCTCGACCTCGATCTCGTTCCACTCGTCCTCGGGATCTTCCTTGGTCACCCACTCGCGGATGCGGATCTGCGTGAGAACCTTGTTGCCGTTCACCTTCTTGTACTTCCAGCCAATCAAATCGTCGGCCTTCACCGTGCGTACATAGGGACGGATGTTGTTTCGCTCGTCGAAGGCTCGCGAGCGGAAGGTGCGCTCGTTCTCGGCAAACTCGCCTTGCTCACCGTCGGGGGTCTGGGGATCACGAGGCGAGTCGATGAAGTAGAAAACGACACCGTCATCGACAGCTTGGGTCAGTGACTCCCGGATCACGGTAGGGAGGTCATTGCCGTTGTTGTCGATGTCTTCGTAGAGGTCGGCGATCTGGGTAGGCGTACCCTCGGTTAGCTCGGGGGCTTGTCGCGTGATTTTCCCAACGAACTTATCCACCGTCTTGCGGTAGAAGTTGACGAGAAACGACCGCTTAACGCGATTGATGTACTGTGTCTCTCCTTCGAGCGGCTCTTGGGGGAGGTACTTCTTGCCCGCGCGCCGCATCGCATCGGTGCCGCCCCGAAGGTGGCGGGTAACAAGCCGCTCTTCGACGCTCTTGAAGTAGTCGGATACGGGTGTATTGACTGGCATCTTAGAAAGCGTTCCTCAGTACGGAAGCTCGTTTTCCGGCAGTGATCGGGTGATCGAATTCGACTTTGTAGCCAAGAGCGTCCGAGATGTGCGTGAGTTCCGGATCGTTCTTCTTGTCTATTTCGCCGCTGCCGCCTTCAAGCAATCGCACGCCTTCCAAGTCTCTCACCACGTAAGGCGCGTGGGTCGGGTCTACTATGAGTCTAACTGTCCCGTCACCCGAGAGCAACCGGGTATTGACAGCGTTCACTCGGCCCCGTTCCGTGGGGTTGTGCCATGCACCAGATGATTTGTTACGTCGGCCCTTGCGGAAGACACGGTCCCGGCCGAAGTGCTGGTACATCTCCCGGAGGATCAGATCCCAGTCCGACCCGTCTAGCTGAGCGGTCCCACGGGCGCCGCCGGTCGCATCGCCGTACAGGTAGATCGGGCCTTCGTGGTCGCCCCAATCAGCAATCAGCTTGCGGCACACTGCCGGGGTGTTCGAGTTGTGCGGGATGTAGACCTCGCCGATCACCACGTCACCGTCGACCTTCACCGTGTCGGCGTGTTCCCCAACGACGGTGCGGCCATCGAGCCGGACAGCCTCGCGGACCCGGGGAAGCTCGAACTCGGCCGCTTGCATGACGGCGGCGACGCCGGGCTCGACGTTGAAGTCGAAACAGAACGAGAGCGGAGCACGGCGGCGATAGTATTTCTCCGTGGCTCCTTTCACGCAATGAAGTCGGTCTTGGAAGACGTAGTAAGCCTGCCCGCGGAAGTTGACGAACGATGCCTCGTACTCTTGCTCGTAGGTCAGCGGGTCGAGGTCTCGCTTCGCTTGCTCGATGGTCTCGGGCGGAAGGATCTCGGCTGATTTCCACGTGAAGGCATCCCACACGTCGGTCGTGTCGGCCTGCGCCTTCTTGTATGTCTCGTAATAGTGGTTCCGCCCTTCAGGTACGCCGATCAACCACGCGGCGCCCTCTCGGCCGATGGTGGACAAGGCCGGGTAAAGGTGAGCCGCCCACGTCTGCTCTTTACAGTTGGCATATTCATCGAGGCAGAACCAATCCCACGGGGTACCTTCCACCCGTTCCGGTCGGTCCATGCCGACGACCCGGATCTCGACGCCATTGATCAGTAGGATCGAGAGGTCTTGTTCGCGCGGCGGACGGGCCATGCCCCACCGGGGAATCATCGCCTTGAGGTCGTCCCAGAAAATTTGCTTCGCCTGATCCCGGGTCGGAGCGCCGAAGCCTACTCGGCCACCGGGAGGGAGGCCCCAGGCAATGCGAACCCCGTTGCGCTTGGCCCTCTCGGTCTTGCCACTACGCCGCCCGGCCGGCACGACCTTGAACCGGGCCTTCGATCTCTCAAGGCGTTCTTGCTCGGGGTGCCATGTGAGCGGGTACCAGCGGTCGGTGAGTAGGGTGCGCGCTGCCAAGGATCACTTCCCGATCGGGATCATTCCGGGTGTCGGGCCGCGCTTTGGGTAGGGATCTGCCCGCTCGGGAACGCGGGTCACGGAGCGGATCTTGCGCCAGTGCTTGACGCTCGACCACGCCTTTCCTTTCATCCACCGGAAGATCGGGGCAGCGTCGACAACGATGTCGTCACCGTTGACCACTACCCCGGCGCATGCGTAGCCCGTGTCTACCTGTAGAAGCATGTTCATTTCTCCGCTTTTTCGGAGGATTTCTTTTCATGATCCTCGGGCCGGCCTTGGTGCTCGAAGTCCGTCTTCGTGAGAAGCTCATGAATCGCTTCGGCGAAGTCGCTCGCATCGAGGTCGGTGTTCTCTTCGTTGTAGAGCCCCAGGATCCGGGCAAGCTCTCGGGTCGCCGTCATCGGATCGTGAAGCTCAAGCTCCCAATTCTGATCGCCTTGCGCAGTGTACTTGAGCGAGATCTTCTTCACACGCTTTTGCATGTGAATGGGCAGCTTGCGCAGATCCTTGGGGCGCATGTCTTGGATCGCGCCCGGACGGGTCGGGTGTGCCGTGATGTCGAAGTAGTCGACCGCGTTCCCCTCGGCCACATTGGCAAGGCGCGAGATCACCGAATCGCGGGTTTCGAAATGGCGAGCGAAAACCTTCTCGTAGAGGGACTCGATCGCAGCTTGAACCGAGGGTACGTCTAGGAGTTCTTGAGGGTCTTCTTCGAGACGAGCGTCACGGGCCGCGGCCTTGGCGTCACCGTCGGTCGCAACGTATAGCTGAACGAAGATTTGACGGGGACGTGTCCAAACGAAGCCTTCCTCGTCGACCACCCCGAGAATTCTTGAATCCGTCACGGAAGCTTGCATCTCGCATCGGGGAATGTCGCGAGTCTACTTGAGTTTCTTTCATGTTAGCAAGCTCGAACATGAGCGGCTCTCATAGTACGTCGAATGCGCTGTAGGTGCCCGACGAAGGTTCTTCGGTCGCATTCAGTAGCGCCGGCCTCGATTGCTGCGCGCCTACGTCTCCCGGCGCATGCCAATACGATCGGCCATGTCGTGAAGCTCGTCCAAGGTATCGGCGATCATGCGTCCGTTAGCGGTTCCGTTCCTTGTCGACATAGACAGCCATCACTGATCCTTCATGATAGATCGCTTCCGCGCTTCAATCAGTCTTTGCAGATCGACCACGTTGTGCTTCTCGACGACATCCGTGTACCGGGAGACCTCGCCCGAGGCATGGTCGATCACGACATTCCGCTCGGCGTGGTAGGTCCGGACGCGCTCGTCACTGGCTCGATAGCGCTCCGTTTGCTGTTTGGCGTTTGCCGTGATCCTAGCTTGTAGAAGCTTGGCGGCTGATTGGAAGTTGGAGCGCCGCGATTTGAAACGTGTCGACTGCGCGGATAGCCCGGTCGGGCGATGGTGGATCCGGCAGCAATTGGCGTGCTTGTTGCGATGCTGCCCGCCGGGGCCTGTGCCGGAGAACCATTCGAGGTCGTATTCAGGCTCGGTTTTCATCAGTAGTCCAGCACGGCAGCGGGGTCCGGGAGATTCAGGAAGGCGAGACCAAACTCTAGGATTTCGGGTGACATTAGTCAAGCGCTACTCGGAGCCAGATTCGGCTGCAATTATCGATCCACTCTAGTCAGATCGGGCAGAGATTACCGGGTCGCTTCACTGAGCAAATAGCCATCCGGTGGATTCGCCACAACAGCCTTGGCAATCGGCGCCGCACAACACGAACTCTTCCATCACGATTCCTGCCGGCCGATCCCACAGAGAGTAGTGGCCGGGTCGAGTTACGTCTCGAATCTGTGAGATTCGATAGACCGTGCGGCGATCTTCGCCGAGGTACATCGTGCCGCGGTTCGTGGACTGCACGAATACGATCGCTCTCGCCCGAGTGTAATGGATAGTTTCCGTTCGGCTCATTAGGATTCGACCTCAACGTTCATTTCTTCAATTTTGCCAAGGTGTGTTTTTAGGGGGTACTTCGGAAAAGTCGCCTCGCGTGGTTTAGGGCAACATGTGTTAAGAATCTCGGCGTACCGGGTGTCCCAGACTCAAACCCGGTCCCCGGTACTAAAAACTCCTTATAAAACAACCGTGTACCGCCAGTCCCGTCTGTACCGAGGGGGTGCAAAAATGGCTCAACCCAGCCTGCAAGTGCGTGGGACACGCGGTACACGCGGTACACGACTGATCTATAAGGGTTTTTTCTTCTAGTAAAATCAATGACTTACGACCACTTTCAGGCCCCTTTTCCGGTCCCGAGTGCGCGGTACCTCCGTGGGACATTCGCGGTACACTGAAACAAAACAGCGATTTGTTATAGCCTGTTATAACCAAGAACCACGATCCAAGACCCGCGCTTATGCCTTCCAGATCTTAAAGCCTTCGCGCTCCAAAGTTCTCTTCTCGCCATCTTCGAAGTATTCAATACGATAGATGACGTTGTCCTTCTCGATCCAAGACTCGACGACGAACCCATACAGCACCTCGCCGCCAGGGGCGAAGAATTTCACGCTCTCGTGAAGGTCAAATCGACCTACCCGGGTGAACCGCTTGCCCGTATTCGAGTCGAATCGCGAATACTCGTCGTGATGCGGGTTCGACGTACCAGCGTGAGGATTCTCAGGACACGTAGACAAATGCCCGCCAGGATTGCCGCAGTAAGGGCAGAACCCCGGCCGCTGCTTCTCCCAGGCTTGAAGAAGCCCCGCCATGTCGATATCCCGCGGATCCTCGCCACGATCGAGCGCGAGGCATGCGTAGCCGTAAGCGAATCCCAGTGCTGTGTGTTCGATGCTCATGCTTCCCTCACTTCAACCAACACGTAACGCAACCTGTCGGCGACGACCTCGCGGATCTGGTTGAAGATCTCGAACTTGAACACCTTCATCGCCCGGTACTCGGATCGGCACCAACGGCTTGCCGAGCGCCAGGGCCGTGCCTACCTCAACGAGAGCGCCCTTCGATGCGATATATACCTTCGTCTTTTCCATCACGTAATGTCCTCAATCAGTGCCCGCCACAAGCGCCAGAACCCAAGGCATTGCGGGCATTCTTTCTTTTGAAACTCAACCATCGACAGGTCGCCGCCGAACAAGATGTCTGCCGCTACGGACTCGGCAAACGCGTATTCGAAATCGCTTGCCTTGACGAACATGTCCATGAGCCCGAGATCTTTCCAAGCTTCCCGGGCCTCAAGCTCGTCGATCATTCCATCACGTCTCTGGCGTATTAAATTACGACGAATCGCCGTGACAGTCTTGTCGGAGTCGAAAACGTAACCTCGATTCGAGGCACACTTACCCATCATGTAGGCATAGTCCAGCCCGGCGAGCCGGGACAGCGCGTCCTGATCGGGCTCGCACACGTTCGGCCATACGTTTCCATACGTTCCGTAAGCGCCGTGGCTCATGAGTAGCGCCGTGGCGTACTGCCAACCGACC